TCAACTACCTCAACTGGTATCTCCTTCCACTTAGCTTCCTTCATGGCTTTAAAGCGCATGTTGCCTCCAAGTATGACCATGTCCTGGTTCACCACTATTGGCCTGACACTTGCCATCTCTGGGAAGTCCTTGAGGCTTTGAACGAGCTTGTGAAACTTATCGTCTTTGATAAGTCTAGGATTGCTCGGATTTGGTTTGATTGAACTTATTGCAACTATTTGCATGCAGATTTTACTTTATTTAAGTAAGTTATAAAAATCATTTTTTGGAGTTATCTGATAAATCCAGCAGTCGTATATTGAAAATATATTATTGCCAAAGAACTCATCAACTGCTTTTTTAACTCCTTCCCATTCTGGATAGTCATGACCTGCAATTACTCCTCCTAGTTTGACTTTCGGAAACCAAGCCTTTATATCAGCAATGACATTGTCATAGTCATGAGATGCATCGATAAAGCAGAAGTCAAGTGATGAATCTCGCACAAGTTTAGCAGCTTCTAGGCTGGTAGATTTAATTGGAGTGATTATGCCATTAAGCGGCTTAATGTTTTTGAGAAATTCAGCATAAAGAGTTTTGTCCTTGATCGCATCATTGTTTTTGGTAAACTCACAGCCTGACCAAGTATCAACACAAGTAAATGAATGCTCCTTACCGCTGTTAATTATTTCAACTCCCATGTAAACAGATGATCTGCCCTTCCAGCTACCTATTTCGTAAAAGTTACTTTTAGCCTGGAAGTATTCAACTGCTGCTGAATATAGCTTAGGGTAGCTAAACCAATTCTCACCAATATTATGGTAATAGTGCTTCATTGCTACATTTTTTTCTTTGCTGCCTTCTTAGCCTTCTTGGCCACAGACAGAGCAATGGCTACTGCCTGCTTCTGAGGCTTTCCTGCCTTCATTTCACGCTTGATGTTGGAGCTAACTGTCTTAGCTGAGTAACCTTTCTTGAGTGGCATTTCAAACTTGTTTCCGCAAAGATAGGTATTTCAGAATTGAGACATAAATGTCTCTTTGGTTATGCCAGCGGCTCATGTGCCTGGTGTAGCCACCTTTGGAAATCTTGGCATCTAGTTGCTTGATCTTGCGGTGCAGGTACTCCATGCAGTCCTGATAGTTTGGAGGTAGGTCAATGTGTTCGTACATAAGATCGTTTTGGTAGGTTACATTAGTCTGCCAGAGTTCTGGCATTTGGCTTAGATGGATAGCATTTAGTTCAATCATGATAATCTTTTAGCCGCATTAGTGGGGCATCGAATCGCAAAGGTACTACTCCGGTGCTACCAGAGCGCATCTTAACCTGATCAATCAGGCAGAGGTCTTGGTTTGGCAATTCTGCGCTTCCTACTTTAGTTGTTGCTGTTGGCTCAAAGTAGTACTCAGGCCTAAGCATCATCCAGATGACATCTGCATCCTGCTCAACTGAACCCGACTCTCTAAGGTCACTCATCAGAGGCATCTTATCGCTGCGTTCATCTACTCTCCGGCTGAGCTGTGATAGTGCTACCACTGGAATCTGGAGCTCCTTGGCAAGTAGTTTCAGTCCTCTACTTATTTCTCCGATTATGTTTACTCGGTTTGTCTCTTTAGGATTGACAGAGTTGATAAGTCCAATGTAGTCCACAAATAGTACCTGCATCTTGTGCTTGTTCTTCCACATGGTTGCCTTGGTTCTGATTTTGCTCATGTTGAGATAGCCTTCATCGCTAATCTTGATTGGCCACTGCTTCATGCGGTGAACAGCATCATTGATTGCATTTTTATCGTATGGATTAAGGTCTCCCTGTTTGATTTTAAAGGCAAAGACCTTGCTCTCCTGAGATGCCAATCGCTGCACCAATTCGTGCTTGGTCATCTCAAGGCTGAACATGCCACAGCCTATGCCTTGGTTTGCTAGGTTTCGAATTATTGATACAGCAAGGGCAGTCTTGCCCTGTCCTGGTCTAGCTCCTATGATGGTGAGTTCACCATTGACCAGTCCTCCGCATAGTTTATCAAGTGCAGCTATTCCGGTGCGATAGCCTGCAATGTCTCCCGGCTGACTATTTAGCCAAACCTTTGCCGACTCATCGAGCTGCTTCTGGAAGTCATCATCTGATCGTGTAATTGTAGAGGCAAGTAAGTTGTCAAACTTTGACTGATATTCTGAGAATAAGTCAAAAATATCACCAGCATCAGACTGCGACTTCTGGAGTAGCTCAATGCTGAAGGTGTATAGCTTGGCCTTGAGGAAATGTTCGATAAGCAGGTGGCTGTGGCTCTCTATGTGACCAGGTGACTTTAGGCAGGCATAGATGTTTGCAATTGCTCTTGTTCCTCCGGCTTCTTTGATTAGTCCAGACTTCTTTATTGTGGAAACCACCGTTTCTAAATCAACAGGCTCACCAGCATTTTGAAGTGCCTGGATTGCCTTGGCTAATATCTTGTGCTGCTCATTCTGGAAGCAGTCAAGAGTGGGCAGGATGGAGAAGGCTGTTAGCCTATCCTCTGGTGAGATCATCATTGCGGAAAGGACTTGCCTCTCCAGTTCTGAATTTTCGAATTGCATAATTGTTTTGGTTAGGGCTTAAATGTAAAGGATTCGTGCATACGGTGCGAGCGGCCGGGCGGAACATCTACGGTTAGACTCTTATTTTGGTTTTTATAGAATGAGTTTTGATTCCTTGCCCATGTTGCCAACCTTCTTGATATGTCAAAGTACTTCTCAGCCTGAAATCTCATTTTGCCTTTTTGGTCAGTTTCTGTCCAATAGGCTTGAAAGTCTGCAAGCATTTGCTTTTCATATTTTGACTCAAAACTTGATAGGTCTGATAAATCTATTTTCTCATTCTTAAGTTGTTTAGTTACTAAGTTATTTAGTTCTACTATATGGGGCAGTGCTTCATGCTGTGTTTTAGTCACTGCTTCTGTCAGTGCTTCAGTATCTGCTTTGGTATTTTTGCCCCAAGCAACTATTACAGCTTGATGCTGATTAATTGCTTCTTGAACTATCCTAATGAAGCCAAACTCAACCAAATCTTTAAGGCATTTTGAATAGGTTTTATAATTTCTTATTCCGGTTGCCTCCATAGTAATTGAAGATGGTAAACCAAATTTTTCCTTTTGGCTCAACTTATTCCAATGATAAACTAAGTAGAAATAAAGTTCTGTGTGAGCATGTGAAACTTTCTCAGGATGCTGGAATCTAAACTCAAACCAGGCATCAGTTAGTTGATAGCCATTCATTTTTTTGCTTTCTTTTTAGAACCAAAAATTTCTCTGTGCCTTTGAGCTTTCTCTTTTAAATATTCAGAGTGAGCTTTTTTACCTTTATTTTTTTCATCTATTAAAAATTGCTTCCAATTTTCAGGTGTTTCAAAAAGGCTGTAACTATCAATATCTGGATTAAATGATTTATTGTTTTGCAACCATATCCAAAAAGACTGCTCATAAAAAACTTTATTAATATCATGTAGAGCTGAATTTATATATTCAGATTCATCTATGACTGAACAAATTATTTCGTTATCAATTAAAACATTTGACTTTTCCATAAAAAGAAAAACCCCATCCGGCTTTCCTTGGTGAGACCAGCCAGAAGTAAGGCTGCCAAGTAATAACCGAATGGGGCTTTAATATTTTTCATTTCTTCTTATTTACCCGGGTCTCAATCGGGGGCTTTCGCCAAGTGCAAATATAACTAACTTCTCACTGCCCAAAAAAATAAAACTGACATTCCAAGACTAAAGATGCCCAGGACAATGGCAATGCTCATCCATCGGTGATGATGATACCGAGCCTCGCAGAATGCACTGTCCATCTTATTGTGCTGACTTTTCCAGTGTTCCAAGGCAGCAGATAGCTCCTTTACTTCCTCACGCAGCTCAGCAGATTGCTCCTTGTGGTAGTCTCTTGACCGCCTGTGATTGTCTGAGTGCCTCCGGCAGTCATCCAGTTTCTTTTGCAATTCGGTTAGTTCTTCCATGTTTTGATTTATTTTTTTGCAAATAAAATGTAGAAGAAATCAAACCACCAAATTTTAAATGAAAACCATCAAACTATTTTTAAACCACCAGAGCTTGGCTGCTTGGCGTAGCTGGTTGGTCAATGAGTCCTCCAGGTAGAAACCTCGCTGCTGCATCTGTTGCATGATGTAGTCATTGGTCTGGCAATTGACATGCCCATCACCTACTTGACCAGGCACTGCCCAAGACAGAATTATTATGCCATCATCAAAACAGTGCTTGACTATGTTGTCCAGGAATGCCTGCTCAAATTCTGCTGGTATGTGTTCGCCTACTTCTAGACTCATTACACAGCCAAACTGCTTTAATAGGTTGAATGGCTGGCTGAGGTCTTTGACTGATCCGATACCTCCTGTAAGCTGCTCAGTGTATGGATTGCCATCATAAGCCTCTACCAATAATCTGTGCTTTATAAAGAACCTAGCATAGTCTCCAGTGCCACATCCAAAGTCTACCAAGGTGTCGCACTTTCT